CTGTTTCTTAAACCGTTTGCCCGGTTTGAGGTCCGGCGTGGAATTGTCCTTTTCCCCATCGCCGTCCTCACCCTCGTCCTCTATCCATTCGGACTTATGCGACATGAACCCCACCGAGGTGGCTGACATGAACCCCTGTTTGTAAAGCTGGTACACCTGCTCTGCCTTGGGGTTGGCCTCTGCCGGTGCGAACTCAATATCGAACACCAGGGCGTTGCGTTCCTTGTCCCGCTTGACGGACTTCGCCCGGCCGATCGGCGGTTCGTTGTAGTTGTGCGCCCAGAGAAATACCGGGTTTTTCCTGAAATTCTTAACGTCCCACCCGGTGACCTTGATCTCGTCGCCCATACGGTCACGGGTTTCCGTGCTGCCGATAAAGGTCAAGACCCGGCTGTCGTCGCCCTTGGCCTTGATCTCGTTGTCAAAGATCGCGTATTCCTTGTTTTTCATTATCCGCCTCCTCCGGCGTGGCCGTTTTTCTGCCATTTAATGTAGTCGTCGAGTTTCTGCGTGGTCTGCGTTATCGTCGTATTCAAACTGCTGACTGCGTCCCTGATATCTTTAAAAAATTCCATACATTCGCTGCGCTGACATTTCAGCTCGTCGATCTCTTCCTTTAATGCCTTTAGTTTCATCTTTAACTCCATGTATAACGCCCCCCCAGTCGCACACAGAAGCAATAGGCCCACTACGGTCGATATTGTTTCCACTGATAATTCCATATTGTTTTATCCTGTTGCCATTAAAGTACACCTGCAATTGACGATCTCCTCGACCGGCGCGGACGGTTCGCCGGGAAACATAAGTCCATTACTGAACACCTGGTTGGTAGGGATATTCCCTTGTCCCATAGCCTCGATATGAGAATCCCGCGTCACCTCGTCCAGGGACGCGATCCACATTTTTTCCTGCACCCCGGCCTGGCGGTACGACTCGAATTCCACGCCGTTGGCCGCGGAGCTGGTTTCGGTCCGCGCAATCCGGAGGCTGCGGGCGCGGGTGTCGCCCATCACAGTGCTGATCCGGTTCTGCAACTCGCCGATCGTCTCGTTGTTGGTCAGCGCGTCCTCGATCGCCCCCTTGATCTGATCCCGCATGGTCTCGTTGATCTGGACCACCTTGTTGACCTTGCCCTCGACGTACCCCACGATCCGCGGATCCGATACGTCGAACTTGAACTGGTACCCGGCCGCCTGGATATTCCGTTCGATCGTCGGCGCGTACCCGTTCACCACCTTGTAATAGTTGTCTTCGGCCAGGTCCTGGAGGCGCTGGTTGAACTTGGTTTCGATATCGAACTCGGTGGCAGGGATATCCGTCGGCGCCCGGTATTTACTCAGGACGTTGTTGGCCCAGGTCTTGACCTCACCCACGTATTTACGCATAGACCGCTGGAACGTCTGTTCCGCCGCCTTGTTGACGCGCACGAACGTTTTCCAGTATTCGGCCTGTGAGGGCGTGTGTATCGGCTTTTCTTTCACATGGACTGTTGATAGCAGAGGCAGGGTTTTCTCCGGCTCAGGCGCCGGCAGGCCCCGCTGTGGCGGCTCTGTGCCGGCCGGGATCAGGCTGATCGGCAGGTACCCGGTGTCGCCGCCTTCCACGTCCTCAAACCCAAGGTCCAGGCGTTCGTTGATCTTGTTGAACGGGATCCCCATGCCGAATAGTTTGGTGGCCCGTTCCACCTGTTTGTCCAGATCCTCCTGTAAGGCCGGGATCGCCGAGCAGTCGAATTTCCCCCAGGTATTCCCGCCGTCGTAGGGAATAAAGAACTGCGCCCGCAGCGTGGCCTCGATCAGGCGCATGATCGGGATCAGGGTTTTCTGCCAGAACGACCGGTCGGTCGAGAGGGCGGTTGCGTAGTTGATATCCTCGTACACCTGGATCTCGGCCTTGGGCACCCCGAAACAGGCGCAGATTGCTTCCCGCGACCATTTCTTCTGGGCCAGAAAGTCCATGTCTTTATGTTTGATCTCAAGTTGTTTATAGTCCGCCTGGCCGCCGAATATCATGGTTTTAAACGCACGTTCCGCCCCCTGGTGCCGGGCCTCCAGCATACTGCGGTACCGTTCTATTTCCTGTTGTGGGATCCCGTCCGGGAAGGTCATGATCCCGCCGGGGTTGGCGCCGTTCTCAAAAAACGCCCGGTTGAACTGGCTTGCCAGGTGGTCCTGTTCCGCCGCCTGGCGGGCTGCCTCAAGAGGCGAGACGCCCCAGAATGAATGTTCCGGGTTGTAGTACCGGAAGACCAGTACCTCGTGGGGTTTCAATATCATGCGCGTGTGGCTGTCCCGCCGGAATTCGTACGATATGAGCGTGTTGCCCACCAGTTTCGGTTTGAATTTGCTGTGTGAAAAGGTCCAGATCTCCTCCGGTTCCTGCCGTTCGTTCGTCCTGTCAATGACCCAGACGGCGTTACCGCGGAGCGATAGCAGGGTAACGATCGACTCCCAGAGGTGATATTTCGTCCACGTCTTGTTGGGCCGCTCGAATATGTCATACATCGGCCCGTCGGTTATGAGGGTGGGTTCGTCCTCGGTCCCGGTATAGAGCCGGAACGGCACCTGCGCCACGTTGACGGCGATCCGTTTGATACAGGAGTAGACCCAGGCGTGCTGCGTGTAGGGGTCGTCCAGTTCCGCGTCCCTTAATTTGAGCTTGGCAATGGCCCAGGCGGGATCCCGGAACTGTCGTTCTTTCTGTACCGCGTTCCCGTTGAGCCGGGCAAAACCGAACCTGCTGGCAATTCTGTCGAGTAGTTTCATAATATCATAAATTCCGATTTTACCGGTTTAATGAATCCGCGGGCGGCTATGCTGGTGGCGTCCACCTGGTCGTCGTGGTCCTTGCCGTCGCCGGTGAAACTGCACAGCTCGGCTAGGTAGGGCGAATTCCACGCTGCCCGGACCATGTATACCTTCCCGGCCTGTGCGCGGCTGGCGACCGGCAGGGCGTGCGAGAGCTTATCCCGGCCCTTGTTTTTCGCCGCCGTTATGGAATAGCCGAAAAGGGAGGGTTCCTGGCGCATTTCCTGTACTGCCACCACCTGGAAGGCGACGTCCTCGATCTTGATCTCACATTCCGGGCCGTCCTGCTGAGCTGTGGCTATGATCCGGCGCCGCGAGTCCGGCCATTCGCTTTTCATGCGCACCACGTCCAATACGTATATATCGCCGTCCTCGGTGATCCCCAGTTTGACGCCCACGGTGAAGTCGGAGGTATCTTTCTTTGTGGCGGCCAGATCCCAACCCCTGACCGTGTAGTAAAAGTCCTGCGGTACGTCGCAGGGATCCACCACCTTGAACCATTCCTGTTTAAAAAGCGCCCCCTCCGGTTCGCAGAATTCGCCGAGAAGTTCCTGCCGGGCGAACCACCCGACGCCGTATTCGCGGGCCACCATGTGTTTGAATTCGGTGCTGGTAAAGAGGTTGTCGTTCGTTTTGATATGCCAGGAGGCGTAGTCCGGGCTTTGCGTGGTGACGAATTTATCGTAGATCCAGTGGTTTTTCCCCCGTGGCGTGGTGGTGAGGAACCCGACGCCGGTCCGGCCCGACTCGCGGAGAGTGGCTATGGCGATCAGCCACATGTATTCCTCGACCAGCGCGGCCTCGTCCAGGCCGAACCAGGTCCAGTTCAGGCCGCGGAGGCGATCCGGGCGGTCGGCCGATCGGAACATGACCTTGCTGCCGTTGAGGAGAAACGAGGTATGGGACGACCGGTTGTGTTTTTCCACCACGGGCCCGGCGATCTCAAGCCACAGCGGCAGGAGGATATCGTTGACCATGGGATAGGTGGGCGCAATGAACCCGCCGGTACATTTGAACCTGCCGGCGAGGTGGAGGGCTTTGAGGCAGGCGCAGTAGGACTTGCCGGCGCCGCGGCCGCCGAAGAGGGCGGTAAACCGTTTTTTGCTTTCGAGGAACAGTTTCTGCTTGGCAAGGACGGTTCTGCGCGTCCGGAGGTGTTTAATCCTCGCTTGCGTCGTCTGGTCCATGTTCCTCGTCCTCGTCTTTGAGGTCGTAGACAATTTCCCAGTCCGGGCCGTACTGGTGCTGGATCTTGTCGGGTACCTTGCCGTCGATCCTGTCGAATACCATTTGGAGGGCGGAGGTATTTCCGTTGGCGGTGGAGACCTTGATCAGTTTATTGACCAGCAGTTCCCCCCAGGTGACGCCCGACCCCGGCTGCGCCTCTTCGCTGAGTTTCTGCCTCAAAATAGTCGTCAACGATTTTGCACCACGCGGCCGTCCACCAGGATTGGCGAGATTCCCCGGTTTGAACCGTCCTTTCTCGTCCTGGAACGGCTTGAGATCCTTTTTCCGCTTTTTCGCCGTTTTCTGCGGATCTGGTTTTCTGCCGCGTTTTTTGCATTTTTTCGTTGTTTTTGAGGGTTTTTCGGCCATGTATGTTTCTCGGTGTCAAGTTATTAGACGTTTCTAACACATAAATGTCGCACATGCAAGGAAAAAATGTATACTTTTCGCACAGTGTGTGGCGGGATCGCCCGGATATTTTATTTGCAATGGGCAGGAGGGTTTGGTATACTGCCGGTAGTTTTTCATCATATTCTTTTCTGGAAGGCGTCCTCCTCCGTGGGCGCCTTTTTTGATGGGCATAAAAAAGAACCCTCGCAGATGCCTACACCTGATCAGGGCGCGGTAATGCTGCAAGGGCCTTGTGAGTCATGACGTCCGCATTCTACCCCCTTCCCGGTAACCTTTCAAATATTTTTTTAAAAAACTATTCCGTTATTTAGCGCAAAAAGGGCAATTTCAGTGTTTTTTTTGAAAATTTTCTGGTTTTATGCTTGACTATTATTCCGCAGTCGGTATAATTTATTATAGATTGATTGAGAGGCAGAAACACAAAAGGCCGCGAGGCCGGAAAGGAAAGTCATGCGAAAATTACACTGGTATTTGATCAAGAGCGGAAAGACAGGACGTTATTATGCGACACAGGCTTTCCGCAAACCCCGGAAGTGGGCGCTTGTGAAAGGGCCGTATAAAAGCGAGGCGGAATGTTTCGCAGAAAGGAAAGAATTATGAAAACTACCTGCGTGCGAATGATCGACGTTGAAGGAAACACGGTCTACCAGATCATACTGGGCGACCGGGAGCTTGACGCAGTCCGGGAGATTCAAGTTGATCGGCGGCAGGCAGGAATTAACCACACACGGGAAAAGATCGTCAAGGAATGTTTCCTGCGCGGTCTGGACCAGATGACGTGAGGGACGTATGAACGAAATTACAACGAAACAGGCGGCGGCGGTTCTCGGCGTCACCGAGAGGCGGGTGCGTGCGTTGATCGCCGCCGGGAGGATCTATGCCCGGAAGTTCTCCGGTGCGTGGGCGATCCCGGTATCGCAACTGGAAAAGGATACGGTCATGGTCCGGAAGCCGGGCCGGCCGAGGAAGGAGGTTCCTGATGGATTTATATCTGATTGCTACGAAAATTGAAGGAATTATTCAGGATATAGATTGTGTGAAAAGTGATTTGCGTGATCTTCAAGAAGAATATTTTGATACAACGTATCCAAAGGAGGTTGACGATGAGTAATCGTAAAATTCCTTTTATACCACGCAAACATTTTAAAACACGCTTCAGGCAGTTAGGGAGAAAAGCGATGGGCTACCAGCTATACGAAAAATGTGTTATGTGTGAAAGAGATATTGTTCCGCCTGAAGATGGTGTCTATTCAAACGAATATAATAAACATCTTTGTTGCAGGTGTATATCTGAATTTGCTGGTGTTTTAAAAAAGGCGGCAAAAACCGCACAAAAGGAGGTTCCTGATGAGACGAGCTGAGGTGAAGGTAAGGGCGTGTCGTGAGTGTCCGTTCAGGGCAATAATGGGATCATATTGTTCATATTGTACGAAGATAGAAGGCAGAGCATCGCGCGAGATCACAGCCGAGGATCTGAAGCTCTTGGAGAAATTCCCTGCATGGTGTCCCTTGGAGGAGGTCGACGAATGAAATGTCCTTA